CACTTAAGTTATGCGTTAGCTAAGATGGATAAGGATACATACAATGCAGAGATACTAAGATTGGAAAAGCATGATGTACAGTAAAGAGGATACAAAAATAATACTCCGCCAAAACCAGGAAAGAATGAAGGAGTTAGTTGATCTGGTTGACGATGGCATAACAAAGATGTTAAGCGATCCACTCAACCTAGAGGCCTACAGATTACACCTTATCTTGGGCTATGTTAGGACACTTAAACATACTATAGAGAAAGGGGGTTTATAATGGGAATATTTCAAATGATATTAGTAATGCTAGTAGTTGCATCTTTAGGTAGTACTATACAAGAAGATGCTACATCAGATAGTACAGCAGATACTACCACAACGACGGACGATTAATATAATTACAAGAGGCATACCTTATAGGTGTGTCTCTTTATCTTGGAGAGGATAACCTATGTTTTTAATACCTATAGTTCTAAGTGCAATGTATGTTGCTGCCTTTATATATTTATACATATCCGCAGGAGAAGAAATAGATGAACACATCAAGCCAAGGAGAAGAGGATGACCCCATTGACGACTGGTCTGACACCCCACTCCACCAACTACCTAAGCCTGAAAAGAAACAGGAACATGATAAAGACACCAAAGAAAAGTGATACCTTAGATACCTTAGTTGCATGGTATCTTCGTAGTGATAAGTACCTTAGACTAAAAGGGAAAACACAATACGATTATGCAGCACAGTTAGATAAAGTTTGCACTACCTTACTCGACGATGGTAAAATGCTAGGTGCTAAAAGACTAAGTAAGCTTAGTGTTAGGCACGTACAAGAGGCATACACTATGTGGCTCCAATCGGGTATAACAACTGCAAATGCACGAGCAGCAAATCTAAGTGTTGTATATAGAGTAGCGATGCAGTATGAGATTGTCTCCCTCTCACCTGTATCGCTACTCGATAGAGTTAAACCTGATAGAAGAGTGGTAAGGTGGACACGGCAGCATGTTGAACAGTTCTTAGCTGTATGTGCAACTGACTTTAACTATAGAAGTATAGGTATCATAGCTCATATGGCCTATGAATTTGCTCAACGATTAGGCGACATGAGGTTACTGCAATGGTCTTCAGTAGACTTAGTTAATAAAAGGATTGACTTAGTACAATCAAAGAAAGGTGTGGCAGTACACCTACCTATTTCCCCTAACCTACTAAAAGTATTACAGGAACAGCATAAATCTTTTGGTCATCTAAAGTATGTTGCACCTAGAGTTAAGGCTAGGACGGGTGAGTATTCTCCCTATGATTTAAGTGAAATATCTAAACTTTTTAATGAGATAAAAGATGTAGCTAACCTACCCCCTACACTATGGGGTATGGACTTAAGGCGTACCGCTATCACAGAGATGGTTGTGTCAGGCTCTGATGTCGGACAAATAATGCAAGTAAGTGGACACCAGAATCCTCAGTCAGTTAAACCTTACATGACTAATACTTTTGAGGGTGCTACTAATGTACTGGATAGAAGAAATAAATATAAGGAGAGAGAAGATGATTAGTTTACAAGACTTACAGGAGCTACCACTAGGCTCTACCTGGAGAGGCCCTTGTTTTAACTGTGGCAAGAAAGATTTTACCGCTACTAACAAGGAAGGTACTATAGTTTTTAATTGTTACAGTATCTCTTGCAACACTAAGGGAAAGATGAGGGCTAACCTAAGCATCAAAGATTTAAAGGCTATGATAACTAATGCAGTAACCTTTACTAGAAAAGCAGATGTTAAGAATTTGCCTGCGTATATTAGAAATGCAGAGGATACGGATGAACTATATCATTCTTTCAAAAAGCAGTGGCAGATAGAAGACTTACCTACAATGATAGATGTAAAAGATAATAGGATAGTCTTTCCTCTGAGGAATGAGGATGCAATAGGTAGGCTTTTGATGGCGGATAGAAGTAAACCTAAGTGGTTGCGCTATGGTACCTCTGCCGACTACTTCCTATTAGATGCTAAGGATGATTGTATTATTGTTGTAGAGGATGTCATCTCTGCTTATGCTTCCTATCAAGTCTTTGGTGTGGCGAGCATGGCTTTACTAGGTACTAACCTGACAAGGATTCAGATAGGTAGGCTTGCAGAATTTAAAAGAATTATTATTGCCTTAGATCCTGATGCTTACGAGAAAGCTGCAGAACATAAACAATCTCTTATACTATGGACTGACCTACCTGTTGAGGTAGTTAACTTAGAAGATGATATTAAATATCGTAATGAATTAGACATAATAAAAATAGAGGAGAGGATACGTGCAAGACCTAATAGACAACCAAGCTAGTAAGGGGAATAGAAGAAAAATGGTGCACCGAAAGGACGCATTAAAAATAAACAAATTCTTTTATAGATTAATAAAGAAAACTAAATCTCAAAAGCTACCCAGTATAATATCTTTCCATACTAAATATTATTGGATGGACTTAACAAACAAAACTTTAGTAGATGAGTTTCTTCTTACCGCTGAGTTTTTTATGGAGCATGGTGCAGGTAGTAAGGTTGGGCGTTCGGCAGCATGTATACTAAAAGCTTACAACAGAGATTGGAGAGAAAAGAATGGTGGAACTAGCCCTTTTAAAAGCGTTACTTAATAAAGAAACTTATATAAAAAATACAGGAGGTAGATGTCCTGACAAAATATTCTCTAAGGAAGTACGAAAGATTAAAGCTGTCTTAGATACAGCTATGATAGATACTGATTGTTCCTTATGTGTAACTGATCTGGAGGCTCTATTCTTATCTAGCAATCTAAGCATGACTACAGCTAACAAAAAAGATTACCAGGAATTGTTTACCAAGATGAGGGATGCTGAGGTCCCCAATGAAGCTGTAACTTCTAAGGCACTAAGCAATATGTTTCAAGCATACTTAGGTAAAGAGATAGCTAACCTTGGTTTTAACTTTGTAAACAATGAAGGGGATAGCTTAGAACCCTTAAGAAATATACTGGACAACTACAAGGATGACTTTACTCCTGACTTTTCTTTTGAAGGAGAGGACATAGACTTTAATACTATCTTAGAAGCTAATGAGAAAGAAGAACAATGGAAGTTTAACATTCCTTCCTTGCGACATCACTTAGAAGGTATCTCTGGTGGTCACTTCATTGTGGTAGGAGCTAGACCTAATACAGGTAAGACATCCTTCCATGCTAGTATTATACAAGGTCAAGGAGGCTTTGCTTCTCAAGGTGCTAAGTGTTTAGTACTGTGTAATGAAGAAGACTATACTAGGATTATGTTTAGATACATACAAGTAAGCAGCCGTATGAATAAGGACGAGATATATGCAGACAAACCTACAGCATTAGCTAGGTATAAGCAGAACATAAAAGGTTTAACAGTTAAGGATAGTACAGGTAAGAACTTAGTGTGGGTAGAGAATGTAGTTAAGTTACTTCGTCCTGACATTGTTGTCCTAGACATGGGAGATAAGTTTGCAACTAAGACCAGTGATAGATCTGACATCTACCTTAAGGATGCTGCAATACATGCAAGGAATATAGCAAAGCTATATAAGTGTGCAGTCTTTTGGATGAGCCAGTTGAGTGCTGTTGCTGAGGATAAAGTTTATCTGGATCAGAGTATGCTTGAAGGATCTAAAACAGGTAAGGCAGCGGAGTCTGATCTAATGTTACTGCTATCTAAGAATCCTTTAGTTGAAGGTGTTGATACATTAGAAACTAAAGACCCTGTAAGATACATAAACATTGCAAAGAATAAACTTAATGGGTATCATGGATTGATAAGATGTTCACTAGATGTTGATCGAGGTATATACCAGGTATGATATAATAATTGGAGAGATTATGAGAACTGTTTTAGATGTAGAGAACACAGTAACAAAGAGAGATGGAAAAATATTACTAGACCCCTTTGAGCCAGGTAACATCCTTGTCCAAGTAGGTATGAAGAACGTAGATGTACCAGAAGAAACATATGTTGTTACGTTGGATCACCTCGAACAAGAGGATACCACAGGAAAATGTAGAGCATTCATTCAAAGAAGATTAGATAGTACTACTCTCTTGATAATGCACAATGCTCAACACGATTTGATGTGGCTATGGGAGTGTGGCTTTACCTACAGTGGTGCAATCTATGACACTATGTTAGCTGAGTATCTTTTACTTAGAGGCAATAGAGCAGCACTATCTTTAGCTGAGGTAGCAGAGCGAAGACAACTTACAGTACAGAAAGATGATACACTAAAGAAATACTTTAAGGAAGGATACAATACAAATGAGATACCTCTCACTGACCTTAGCTTTTATCTTAGGGCTGATCTCAACGCAACTTCTGAGTTGTTCCTTGAACTTGAAGAAGACTACAGTAAGCCAACCAGTAATGGACTTGAAAGAGTTAGAGATAATACCTTTGAAACCTGTAAAAGTCTCACCCGAATGTATATGTCAGGGTTCAGGGTGGATAGACAAGCCCTTAGAGAAGTAAGAAAAGTTTTTGAAATAGAGCAGAAACAACTTCAGGAGTCTATCTATACATCAGTGAGAGAATTGATGGGAGCTACGCCTATTAACATTAACTCTCCTGAACAGCTATCAATGGTACTATATAGTATAAAGGTTAAGGATAAAAAGGAATGGAAAGAACAAGGCAAGCCTACAGTTTTAAGATGGATACCTGAAGAGGGAGATCATCTAGATGTACCTAACTTTACCACTCTATATAAAACTAAAGCATTACATTGTAGAGATTGTAAAGGATCAGGCTATACACGTAAGATAAAGAAGGATGGAACTCCTTTTGCTCGAAGCAGTAAGTGTGTAAGCTGCAACATGAGAGGATATCTTTTAAAAGAAACAGAAGAAGTTGCAGGTTTAAACTGCATGAGGCGACAAGAATTTATAACTGCAAACGGATATGCCACGGGAAAGGAAGCTATAGACTTTCATATATATCAGCAGAGGGGTACAGGAGATAAGGCAAAGTTTCTTAAGAGTATTAAAAGGCTTAATGCTGTATCAAGTTACTTGAGTTCTTTCGTAGAAGGTATTGAAATCAATACAAAACCTAATGGCTTCCTTCATGTTGGTCTTACTCAACACATCACTGCTACTGGTAGATTTAGTGGACGCAATCCTAATATGCAGAACATGCCTCGTGGTAACACCTTCCCTATTAAGAAAGTCTTCGTGTCCCGTTGGGTTGGTGGAAAAATATGTGAGTGTGATTTTGCACAATTAGAATTTAGGGTAGCTGCACATCTATCTAATGACAAGGTAGCTATCGAGGAGATCAAGACAGGCTTTGATGTTCACTCATATACTGCCTCTGTTATAGGTTGCTCACGTACAGAAGCGAAGCAGCATACAT